GTCGAAAACGGATTTCCGCGATAAATAATCCTCCGGCCGGATCGATAGGATCAAATTCCGACATGGGCAAACCAAAGAAACCGAGCGAGCTCAAACGACTCGAGGGCAACCGAGCAAAGCTCGGCGTCGCCAGAATCAAGACGGATCCGCGCGGCAAGGGTCGACCGCGACCGCCGCCGGGGATGAGCGGGGACGCGCTCGAGTTATGGGCGGACGTCGTGGCGTCGCTCCCGGAGGCGCTTCTATCGCGGGCGGACGAAGCGGCGTTAGAGACGTTTGCGCGGGCCTGGTCGACCTATCGGGAGGCCGACGCCAGGATCGAGGGAAACGGATTGCTCGTCGCGACGCCGAATGGCGACGTTCCGAATCCGCTCCTCCGGATCCGCGACAAGGCGCTCGATCAAATGCACAAGATCGGCGGCGTCCTCGGCCTGTCGCCGGTCGCTCGAGCTCGTCTCGCCTCAAACGATCCGCTCGGCGGCGAGATCGATCCGCTCGCGCTCCTCCTCGGCGGAGATCCTAACGGGGCCTGGTCGACGGCGCCGAAAACGCGGCAATAGGTAGGGCATGGATCGCGCGACCGCCGTCCTCGAGCTGGACGAGCCGCCGCCGGCGTCCTGGTCGGAGGCCGAGCCGATCGGCCTGTCGACCGAGTTCAAGGCGCTATATCGGCGGCTCGACGTCCCGCGTCGGGATTGGGGACTCCCGTCCGGACAGATCATAGCGTTTGCTCACGCGCTAACGGTCCCGGTCGGAAAGTATGTCGGCGAGGAGCTCCGCCTCCGAGCATGGCAGATCGAGTTCATTCGGGACGTCTACAATCCGCGCTTTGCGGACGGGCGCCGGCGCCGGCGACAAGCGATCTATTCGATCGCCAGGCGCGGCGGGAAAACGCTCCTCGCCGCCGTTATTATTCTTTGTCACCTAGTCGGGCCGGTACGCCGGCAAAACTCGACGCTCGTCTCGGCGGCAACGACGCGCTCGCAAGCCTCGATCGTCTATCGCCTGGCGGCTCAAATGGTCAAAATGAATCCGACGCTCAACGCGCGGATTAAGATCCTCGACACGACAAAGCATATGATCGCGCGGGAGGACGGATCGACCTATAAGGCGATCGCCGCCGAGGCCGGATCCCAATTCGGCGAGGGGCTCGATCTCGTCGTTTATGACGAGCTCGCGCAGGCGAAAAGCGCGGCGCTTTACAATACGCTAATGACGAGCCTCGGATCGCAGGTCGAGCCGTTGATGATGATTATCTCGACACAGGCGCCGGCGGACGATCACATTCTCTCGGAGCTCATAGATTACGGATTGAAGATTCGCGCCGGCGAGCTCGTCGACGAAGCCTTTACCGTTCACTTATACGCGGCGGCGCCGGGATGCGATCTCCTCGACGAGCGCGAATGGTACAAGGCGAATCCGGCGCTCGGCGATTACCGGGATCTAACCGAGTTTCGCGAGACGATGGGCCGAGCCGTTCAAGTCCCGGCGCTCGAGGCCTCGGTTCGCAATCTCTATTTGAACCAACGAGTCCAGGCGACGGCGCCGTTTCTGACGGCGTCGATATGGCAGCGCGGCGACGGTCCGGTCGATCCGACGCTTTTAACCGATGGTCGCTCGGTTTATGGCGGGCTCGACCTATCGCAACGGACCGACTTGTCCGCGCTCGTCCTGGCGGCGGAGGACGACGAGGGAAACGTTCATTTGTTCCCGAGGATATGGACTCCCGGCGATACGCTCGACGAGCGCGCGCTACGCGATCGGGCGCCTTATCGTTCATGGGCCGATCGGGGCTTTCTCATTCCCGTCCCGGGCGCCGTCCTCGATTATGACTTTCTCGCCGCCGACGCCGGCGAGCTCTCGAGGACGATCTCGATCGGCCGGATCGCTTATGATCGATGGCGGATCGACGTCTTTCGCCAGGCGATCGAGCGGCTCGGCCTCCGCCTCGACCTAATGGAATTCGGGCAGGGATTCCGAGACATGTCGCCGGCGATCGAGATATTCGAGCAATTGGCGATCGAGGGCCGGATCCGTCACGGCGGGAATCCTGTCATGCGTTGGGCCGTTTCAAACGCGATCGTCGAGCGCGATGCAGCCGCTAACCGGAAACTGACGAAAGCAAAGAGTTACGGGAGGATCGATCCGGCGATCGCCGCGATTATGGCGGTCGCCGCTATGAAACTCAAAACCGAGGCCGAGCTCGATATCTCGACCGTTATCTTTTGAAGGGGAAAGCCATGAAAGAGGACGACTTTCAAGGCCTGGTCGCGGCGCTCGAGGCGTCGGGACATAGTCGGAGCGAGATCGCTCGAGCCGCCGGGATCTCCCGCAAAACAGTATGGCGGATCGCGACCGGGCAATCCCGCGAGCCGGATTTTAATACGATCACGCGACTCCGCCGGCTCGATTTCTCGCCGGCCGTAGCACCTATGAAACAAAAAACGCGCTAGATCGGACGGCACCGCTCCTCAAAAGCGAGTGCCGATCCGATGCAAGATCTCATATATCGCGCCGCTATGCCGGCGCCGGCGACCGACGACTCGACCGAGTTTATTCTCTCCGACGAGACGATCGACAGGCACGGCGAGGTCGTTACCGCAGCCGGATGGGATCTCAAACTATTCAAGAAAAATCCGATCGCGCTCCTCAACCACTCGCCGCATTCGATTATCGGCAAATGGGAAAACGTCCGCGTCGAGGGGAAACGCCTCCTCGGTCGTTTGCGCCTCGCCGCCGAGGGGACGAGCGCGCTCGTCGACGAGGTTCGATCTCTCTTTGACCAGAAACTAATCCGAGCCGTCTCGGTCGGATTCGTCGACCGCGAGCGCGAGCCGCTAACCGAAGAGTCGGATCCGTTTTGGGGTCCGTTCCGCTATCTAAAACAAGAGCTCCTCGAGGCGTCGCTCGTCGCGATTCCCGCCAATCCGAATGCGGTCGCCGTCAACCGATCGCTATTCCAGATTCCCGCCGGCGTTCAAGCGCAGCTATTCGGCAAGTCCGCCACGCAATCGCTGCGACCGCTCCCGGCGTTCTCCCGCGTCCCGGCGAAAACGACGATCCAATCCCCAAGGGGAATCCCGATGAAACTCACCGATAGAATTACCGCGACCGAGGCCGAGATTAACCGCCTCCGCGATCAACTGACGGCGATCAACGAAAAGGATATCGCGACCGCCGAGGAGCTCGATCTCGCCGACGATCTCGCCGCCAGGATCCCGGAGCGGGTCGAGGAGCTCGGCAAGCTCCAGGCGCGCGAGCGCGCGCTTTCGCTCGAGGTCGTTACGCGGGCGCCGTCGCTCGTCCCGAGCTCGGATCCGTCGCGACCGTTTGCGGCGCCGGCGAAGAAAATACAGCCGCACGAATATCTAATCCGCGCGGCGGCGGTAAATCTCCTCGCGCATGTCTCTCATAAGACGGTCGACCAGGTTCTCGCCGAGCGCTATCCGGACGAGATTACCGGCGTCGTTGTGAGGACGGCGATCAATCCGGCGACGACAGTCTTTCCGACGTGGGCGGCGGAGCTCGTCGAGACGGCGGTCGCGGATTTCATCAATCTGTTAATGCCGGCGTCTCTTTACGCTCCTCTTTCGGCGCGCGGATCCCGGTTTACGTTCGACCGAGCCGGCGTGATTAAGATCCCGGCGCGCTCGGCGTCGCCGACGATCGCCGGCGCATTCGTCGGAGAAGGCGCGGCGATTCCGGTCAAGCGGGCCGGCCTTACCAGCGTCTCGCTTACGCCGAAGAAACTCGGCGTGATCTCGCATTTCACGCGGGAGCTCGCGCAACACTCGACGCCGTCGATCGAGGCGATCATTCGACAGGCAATGGCGGAGGATACCGCCGCGACGGTCGATAGCCTTTTGATCGACACTCAGGTCGCGACGACGATCCGGCCGGCCGGCCTCCGAGCCGGAGTCTCCGGGACGACGCCGAGCGCGGCGGCGCCGAATCTGGCGATGATCGCGGATCTCAAGGCATTGATCGGCGTCCTTACCGCCGCCAATGGCGGGCGCGACGTGGTGATTATGATTAATCCGGCGCAAGGCCTGGCACTCTCGTTTGTGCAAACCACTACCGGAGATTTCATGTTCTCCGGACCAGGCGACGCCGGACAGCGTCTCGGCGTTACTTTCTTGCAGTCGACGACGGTCCCGGCGGGAATGGTTATCGCCGTCGACGCGGCCGACTTCGCCTCCGCCGCCGGCGACTCTCCCGAGTTCGACGTCTCCGACCAGGCGACGATTCACGAGGAGGACGTCGCACCGCTCCCGATCGTCGGCGGCACGGTACAGCCGCCTGTGATCGGCTCGATCGCGGCGCCGGTTCGCTCGCTATGGCAAACCGCCTCGATCGGGGTCCGGATGCTCCTTGATATGAATTGGGCCATGAGGCGGACGGGAATGGTCGCTTGGATGTCGCCGGTCGTCTGGTAGCGGTCGGCGTCTAACGGGAGGACGATCGCCGAGTAAGAGGCCTGGCGGTCGTCCTCCTCGATCTCTCTTTTCTCGAGGAGATTCTTATCATGGCGAAGGAATCGGACCGCGACACCGCGACACCGATCGCGACAGACCGCGACACAAACCGCGACAATCGCGACACGCGGGATCCCGAGGCGATTATCGCCGAGCGGACCGCCGGCGCCGTTATGGCCGAGCCGGAGTGGGCCGACCGGCTCATTCGGCCGATCGCCGGACCGTATCGCGGACAAGCGATCTACGCCGGCGACGATTTCGACGCGGCGATCGCGGAGGGTTGGGCGGTCGCCGCCGGCGATCCCGATCCCGAGGAGCTCGGCGACGCCGGCGAGCTCGCCGCAGCCGCCTCCGCTATGTCCCGCAAATGGGCCGAGGCCGGCGGACCGTCGACCGAAGGCGTCCCGCCAGGCGGCGGCGGCGGGAGCGGCGAGGCGCCGATCCTTACGTCGATCTCTCCCGACACAGCCGAGGTCGGCGGCGCCGATCTCACGCTAACGGCGACCGGCTCGGGCTTTACCGCCTCGAGCGTGATCGTCTTTAACGGCGGCGACGAGCCGACGACGTTTGTATCGCCGACCGAGCTCACGACCGGAGTGAAGCCGTCGACCGCCTCGGGCGCCGTCGCGGTCCCGATCACGATCCGCAACGGCGCGCAAGTCTCGGCGCCGCAGACATTCACGTTTACCGATCCGGAAGGCGCGACGCGGCGCGCCAGGCGCTAACCGAATGGGCCTGGTCGGGGATCTCGCGCGGCGCCTCCTCGGCGCGCCGCAAACGAAAGCGGCCGAGGGCGAATATCGTCCGGGACCGTATATCGTCACGAATCCGGACGGATATCTCCCGGACGCCTGGGGTCGATATCTCAACTATTGGCAACTCGGATACGATCCGATCTCCGGCGGCTCGAGCGCGGTCGTTCAAGCGTGCGTACAAGCCTACGCGCAGACAATAGCAATGTGTCCCGGCGACCATTGGCGCGGCCTGGCGGACGGCGGACGGGAGCGAGTGTCAAACTCGGCGCTCTCGAGGATCCTCCGGAAGCCGAACGATTATCAAAGCCGATCGGACTTCATCCTAAACTTGGCGCGCGATCTCTATTTGCATGGGAATACATACGCGCTCGCGTTTCGGAATCAGCGTTTCGAGGTCGAGAGTCTGCACTCGTTCGATCCCAAGTCCTCGAGGCCGGTCGTTATCAAAGGCGAGATATTTTACGAGCTCGCCGGAAACGTCATAATCGAGTCCGATCGGCGCGGATTCGGATTCTCGCAATATGGTCCCGGGATCGTCGTCCCGGCGCGCGACTGTTTGCACATTAAGCTCGAGGCAAAGGCCGGCGATCCGCTCGTCGGGATCGCGCCGCTACGCCATGCGGGAGCGTCGATCGCCGCTCAAAACCTTATCGCCTCGCAATTGATAAACGTTTTCGGATCTATGTCCCGGCCGGCCGGCGTGATCGAGACGGAGCAAAATTTATCGAAAGAACAAGCGGACGGACTCCGAGCCAGGTTTAACGAGGCCTGGCGCGGGATCGACAATCTCGGAGGCGGTCCGCCGATCCTAACAAACGGATTCAAGTTTCACGGAATTTCCATGTCGGCGAAGGATACCGAGCTCGCCGTCGCCGCTCGTTTGACTCAAGACGATATCTTTATGGTTTTCGGCGTCCCGCCGGCGATCCTCGGCCTTACCGATAAGGGATCGTTCGCCTCGACCGAAGCCTTAATGCAGTTCTGGTTATCGCGCGGATTGGGCTTCGCGCTTAACCATATCGAGACGGCGCTCGATCAATTTTTCGGGCTCAAGGGATGGCCGGACGATTACAGCGAGCTCGACACTCACGCGCTATTGAGGGTCGCATACAAGGATCGAATTGACGCCTTAACGCGGGGCGTTCAGGGCGGGATCTATTCGCCGAACGAGGCGCGCGCCGCCGAGGATCTCGGCGCCGTCGAGGCCGGCGACGAGCCTCGCGTTCAACAGCAAGTCGTTCCGCTATCCGCCTGGGACGCGGCGCCGCCGGCGACGCCGAGGCCGGACGCGCCTCCCGCCGCTCCTCCCGCCGCCGGCGACGAGGAGGAGCTCGAGGACGAGGACGAGGCCGAGGCCGAGCTCGAGGCCGAGGACGAAGCAAAGAATCTCGTCGCATGGTTTGACCGGGGAGTCGGCGATGACGGCGCGCGCGCAACTTGAATTGCTCGCACTCACGATCGGCAAGCGTTTCGCCGAGGAGCGCGCGACGCTACATAAGACCGTCACCGATGCGATGCGCGAGCTCGCCGAGCTCGGGACCGAGGTCCGGGCCTCGATCGCGCTCGTCGCCGTCGCTCGATCGGCGCTAAAGGACGGCGCGGACGGCGCGCCGGGACCGCCTGGTCCGCCAGGCGCAAACGGAAAGGACGGCGAGAATGGTCAAGACGGGAAAGCCGGCGAGTCGATCGCCGGTGCGCCAGGCGAAGCCGGCGCGAAAGGTGACAAGGGAGATCGAGGCGATCCAGGCGAGCGAGGCGACCGAGGCGAAACCGGCGCCGAAGGTCCGCGCGGGTCGTTCGATGCACCCGAGGAGTGGAACGAAAGCCGGATATATTACCAAGGACAGTTAGCCTTTATCGAGGGCTCGACCTATTGCGCTCGACGGGATACGGCGCGCCGGCCTCCGCACGGCGACTGGTCGCCGGTCGCGCTCGCCGGACGGGACGGGCGGACGGGCGATCCGCGCGGCGGATGGGATCCGAACGAGCGTTATCTAAAACTCGACCGCGTCACGCATAACGGAAGCGAGTGGATCGCGCGCCAGGACGAGCCGGGAGCGCTTCCCGGCGCCGGATGGATGTTAGGAGCTCAACGTCGGGTCGGGCGTCCTGGCGAGCGCGGCGAGCGCGGGGAACAGGGTCCGCAGGGGATCGGGATCAAAGGCGCCGAGCTCGAGGAGTGGTCGATCCGCCTCGAGCTATCGGACGGGCGGACGATCGGCCTCGATCTCCGACCGCTATTCGAGCGCTACACGCGGGAGCGCGACGGGCGATGAGCTATGCACTCACTCCCGATTGGATCACGCTCCCGGCGGCGCTCCTCCCGATCGCCAAGGAACACTTGCGGATCACGTTCAACGATGACGACGCCTCGATCTCGAGGATGATCGGATTCGCGATCGGCTATTTCGAGAATTTCAACGGAGTCGCCGTCTTTGGCGGCGCCGTCGCCTGGTCGCCGCCGCTCACGACCGGCGCGAGCAAATACGAGACGCCGATCCGGCCGGTCGCCTCGTTCACGATCTCGAGCGTCCTCGGCGGCGGCAATGTCGCGCCGCTATACGGGCTCGAGGCCTCGTCGCCGATCGCGCCGGTCTATCTCGCGCGCCTCGACGGGACGGCGTTCCATAGCGACGCCGTTATCAGCCTCGTCGTCGGATACGCCGACGCGACGAAACTACCGCCGACCGTCCTCGCCTCGATCCTCCGAGTGACGGCGACGCTTTACGAAAACCGCGAGTCGATCTCGGCGATCCCGCTCGATCAAATGCCATTCTGGTTGAATGATTTGATGGGCGTTCATTGGATCCCGCGAGCGTAGGGAGGCGCGGATATGCCGGCAAAATTCGGAGCGGGACGGATGATCGAGCTCGTTGCGTTCGATAAGCGCGGCGACGTCGACGACGGATACGGGAACACCGTCACAGGCGACTGGACCGAGCAATTTCGGGAGCGCGCCGAGTTCGTCTTTATCCGAGGGTCGGAGGCGGTAATCGCCGGCCGGCTCGAGTCGACCGAATCTTTCGTCATGCGGATTTATTCAAACGCGCGGACCAGGACGATCAAACCGGACTGGCAAGCGAGGGACGTCCGGCGCGGCGAATCTTACAACGTCCTAACGATCGAGGAGGACAAGAGTCGCGCGGTCCTCGACCTATGGATTACGAGCAACGTCGCGACGGGATGACGGGAAAATGTGGGTCCGTTTTCTAAGACGCTATGACTTCAATCCGCCGGAGCGCTACGGGCGGTCGACGATCACATATCAGGCCGGCGCGCTCGTCCTGGTCCGTCGCGTTTGCGCGCTCGAGGCGATCGCGCTCGGCGCCGCCGAGCTCGCCGCCAGGCCGTTACGGGAGGCGCTTTGATGGCGATCCAAGGCCTCGACAAACTCAAGCGGAAATTCTCGGCGCTCCCGGAAGCCATGCAAGCGGAGATCCGCAAAGCGCAGGAGGCCGGCGCCGAGGATATGGCGGGCATGGCGCGGCGCCTGGTCCCGCACGATAGCGGCGCACTCGAGGCCTCGATCGGATGGACATACGGCGATCCGCCGACCGGCTCGATCGGCGGCGGCGGCGGGAGCAAGGCGCCGCCGAGCCAGGCGACCGGGACCGGGACCGATCGGATCTCGGTCTACGCCGGCGACGCGAAAGCCTATTACGCGCGATGGGTTGAATTCGGGACCGTGGCGCGACCGGCGACGCCGTTTTTCTTTCCGGCCTATCGAGCGCTCAAGAAGAAAAACAAAAGCCGAAACACTCGAGCTATGTCGAAAGTAGCAAAGAGGATCGCAGCCGGTGGCAATTGATCCCGCCTTACCGCTACAGGGCGCATTAATCGAGGCGATCAAGTCTTTCGGGACCGCCGCCGGCGATAATGTTTTCGATACCGTCCCGGCGAGTAATCCTTATCCTCGCGTCACGGTCGGAATGGGCCAATCGATTCCGGATCGCGCCGACTGTAGAAACGCGACCGAGTCGTTTGTTCAAATCGACGCCTGGTCGCGCGCGGTCGGATATCCCGAGGTAAAGCGGATCGCCGACGATATCCGGGACATAATCGACACAGGCGATCTAACGATCGACGGTCATACGCTCGAGCTCCTCGAGATCGAGCTATCGGATTACAGCCGCGATCCGGACGGGCTTACGAGTCGCGCGCGCCTTCAAGTTCGCGTTTTGACGTCGCCGGCAAACTAGCAAAGGGAAAGAAAGGGACTCCAATGGCACAGCCGAAAACTATCAAAGGCAGTAAGGTTTTGATCCAACTCGAGGGGCCGATCGGCACTTGGACGGCGCCGTGCGCGCTCACGACGAAGGGGATAAATTTCAGCGCGGACACAAACGACCAGAACATTCCGGATTGCACAAATCCGGACGCGCCGACTTTTACCGGCCGGACGATCTCGACGCTCAACGCGGCGATCGAGGGCTCGGGAATCCTCGCGCTCGAGTCGCTCGACGAGTGGCGAGTCTGGTTCGATAGCGGCGCCGCGAAGAATATCCGGTTCAAGATCGACACGATCGGCGCCGACAACGGCGGATATTATCAAATGTCCTCGGTCCTAACCGCTTTCGGGATCGGCGCCAATCAAGGCGAGCTCGCGACCGTCGATATCGGAATCCAGAATAACGGCGCCTGGACATGGACCGCTAACGCATGAGCCGAGACGGATCGACGACGTTTTTCTACGGCGACAAAGAGCACCGCTTTGCTTTGCAAATTGGCGGACTCCAGGAGCTCGAGGAAAAATGCAACGCCGGCGCCGAGGAGATCTTTCGTCGGATCGCACAAGGCCGGCAACGGACAGGCGATCTCCGGGAGACGATCCGCCTCGGTCTAATCGGCGGCGGTATGCCGCCGGCGGACGCTCACTTACTAATGGCTCGATATTTCGATCCGCCGAGCCGGCCGAAACTCGAGGCGAAAGAGCCGGCCTTGAGGATACTAACCGAGGCGCTCGTCGGATCGTTAGACGAGCCGTTGGGAAAAGACGCGCCGGCGGGCGAAAACGCGCCGACGACGACGGCGACTCCCGGATCAAATGGGGGACCGTCTACGGATCCGCCGGCGCAATCGGATTCGCTCCGACCGACGTCAAGCGATGGAGTCTCTGGGAATATTTTGCAGTAATCGACGGATGGAAACGGGCTAACGGGATCGAGGATCCGGTCGAGCCGCCGACCGCCGAAGAATATTACGACATGCGCGCGCGCGCCGGATGGTAGGGCAATGGCGACCGAGGACATTCAAAAACTCGTTGTGCTCCTCGAGGCGAGGACCGCCGCCTTTGAAAAGCAAATGCAGAAGGCGACCGCCTCCGCCAATCGGTCCGCCAAGCAAATCGAGACGCGCTTTCAATCGATGCAGCGGGGCATGTCGTCGAATTTCGCGACGATCGGTAAAGGCCTCGGCGCGCTCGGCGTCGCTTTCGGCGCCTCGCAAATTATCGGCGGCATTCAAAAGATCTTGTCCGCGATGGACGAGCTCGTCGACACAGCCGCAAAGATCGGCATAACCGCAAACGAGCTCGAGACTCTGCAACGCCTGGCGATAACGACCGGCTCGAGCGCGGAGGCAATGTCCGGCGCGCTTCAAAAATTCTCGATCAATCTTGTCACGGCGGCGACGAAGGGCGGCGACTTCGCGAAGGTTCTCGAGGCAAACGGAATCGCCATGCGGGACCAGGCCGGCAATATCCGCGAGCCGATGGACGTTCTCCGCGAATACGCCGAGGTCATGCGGCGCGCGAGCTCGGTCGCCGAGCGCGGCAAGTTTGCAGCCGTCGCTTTCGGCAAGGCGAATTCCGAGCTCGGCGTGACATTCGCAAACGGAGTCCAGGCGGTCGATGATATGTCGGCGGCGCTCGACGCGGCGGGGCGGAGCACGAACGAGCAAAAGGAACGGGTCGCCGAGGCGCACGACGCGCTAGAACAACTCTGGTTAACGGTATCGGATAGGGCCGTCGTCGCCGTCGCAACGGGGATCGAGGCGCTCGACTCTTACAATAGCAAGATTGAGGATCTCGGCGGGACGATCAACGACTTCGTCGAGGCGCCAGGGGTCCGGACGTTTCTCCGGATGATGCTCGGCGAGGAGATCGCCGACTCGGTCCTCGGCGCCGAGCTCGACGCGACGACGGCGCGGCTCGCCGAGATCGCCGCCGCCGAGGCCGAGGCGACCGAGCAAATCAAATTGCTACAGGCCGAGATTCAAGAGACGGCGGATATCCTCGACGGCGCAACGTCCTCGATGATCGGGGATTGGGTCGACGTCGCAAATCAGGGGATCGCATACGCTCAACGCAAACTTGAGTTTTTCAAAGCGTCGCTCGCCTCGATCCCGCAGCTTCGCGCCGACGCGCTCAACGCCTCGATCCTTACGACCGCCGGCGGCGGATTAACCGGCGGGACAGGGACGGGCGCGATCGAGCGAGTGGTCGCGCCGCCAGTGGTGACGACAGGCGGGCTCAAGCCAGGCGAGTCGCCGGCCGTCCTCCCGGTCAAGATCGTCGACGACGATACAGCCGAGGGCGGGAGCTCCGCCGCCAAAACGGCAAAGACCGCCGCCGGCCTGGCGACTGCGTTGCGGCGCGCGATCGGCGCCTATGAAACGCGGGGCCTGGCGGATCCGTATCACGCGCGCGGCGCCGCCGGCGAATATGGGCGCTATCAGGTAATGGAAGCCAATATCGCGCCATGGTCGAAACAGGCGCTCGGCTATTCCGTCTCGCCGTCCGCCTTCCTGGCGTCGCCGGAGATCCAGGACAGAGTCGCGCAAGCCAAGGTCGAGGAATATCTAAAAAATTACGGGCTCGAGGGCGCGATCCGGGCATGGAATACCGGACAGCCGCACGGGACAACGACCGCCGGTTATGTCCCGGGCGTGATGGGAATGCTCGAGGCGGGCGCCGGATTCGAGGACGCAGCCGGAGGCCTCGAGGAGCTCAACACGCTATCGACCGAGCTCGACGATACGCTCGCCGGGATCCGTCAAACGTCGGTCGACTTCATGCAAACTTTCGTCGACGGGATCCTCGACGGAAAGACGGCGGTCGAGTCGCTCGCCGACGCCTTTGATGTTTTGATGGACGCGCTCGAGCAACTCGGTCGATCGCTGATAACGAGCGGGATCAATCAAATTGCGAGCATGATCTTTCCGGCGCCTCCGGTCGGCGGCGCACTCTTTGGAACGCCGGGAGCTCCCGGCGGCGGAGGCCTCGCCGGCCTTATCGGGAATATATTCGGGCGCGCCTCCGGCGGGCCGATCAATCCCGGTCAAATGTATAAGGTTCACAAAGACGAGCTCATAGTTCCGCGCGGTCCCGGGAGCGTGATCCCGGCGGGCATGGCGCGCAAGTTTACACAGGGCGACGCCTGGCAAGTTTCTTTCGCTCCGCTGATAACGATCAACGGTAACGCCGATCGCAATACGATCGCGGCGCTCCGAGAAATGCTATTCCGCGAGATGGAGTCGAGCCTCCCGATCGCGCTCAAAAAATCCTATCGAAACCGGGCGATCGGCTAATGGCAACGACCGCGCTAATGTTAACAATGCCGCCGACCGGATGGCGTTTCGCGCTACAGGTATCGGACGAGATCTCCGGCGAGCGCGGCGGACAAGTCCGCGTCAAACAACTCGGTCCGGACCTATGGGCGGCGCGCTATTCGTCTAATCAAATGGGACAAGACATGTCCCGCCGATTGAAAGCGCATATCGGCGGACTCATGGTTCAACGGACGACGTTTCTCGCTTGGGATCCTGGCGGTCAATTCCCGATCGCCGATCCGAAGGGAACGAAACTTGTCTCGCCGGCGAGCGTCCTAATCAACTCGGTCAACGCCGACGCGCAGCGCATGAGCCTTAAAGGCCTCCCGGCGAATTACGTTCTAACCGCCGGCGACTATCTCGCGTTTACCTACGGGACCGCCGGCGCTCGAGCGCTTCACCAGATCGCGCCGCCGACGACGACGGTAACGGCGGTCGGCGGGATCACTCCGGAATTCTATGTCGTCCCGAGGATCCGCGTCGGATGGTCGCCTAATCTCGCCGTGGTTCTCGAGCGGCCATTTTGCGAGATGCTCGTTCTCCCGGGATCGCTCTCCGCCGAGGAGGGGCCGAATACCGCCTCGATCGCGTTCGACGCGCTCCAGGTAATCCCATGAGGACATTAAGCACAGCCGAGCGGGACGCGCTCGCCGAGCGCTCGATCTCGTTGCGGAATCTGGTTTGGATCACGGCAAAGGATCGCGAGACCGGCGCGAAACACTCAATCGGATTTTGGGACGACGTCGGGACCGTCACGCATTCTGTCGTCGACGCGCTAACCGGCGTCGCCGTGGCGCGGACGTTTATCGGCGCCGGATCGCTTATGCATGTCGAGGATATCGCCGCCTCGGCGGATCTCTCGATCAAGGCGGTCCGGATCGAGCTCTCGGGGATCGACGCTAACGTCGCCGACACCGTCCGAGGATACGAGTCCCGCCTGGCGCCGATCCAGATTTACCGGACGATCCTTAATCCGGCGACCGGCGCCGCCTATGCGTCGGCGCGGGCGCGCTTTGTAGGGATCGTCGATACGCTCGAGATCAAGGATCCGAAGCCAGGCGAGCGCGGCGGCGTCACGCTTCAAGCCGTCTCGCAATTGCGGGAGCTCGCGCGCGCCAATCCCGATATGACGAGCCACGACTCCCAAAAGCGGCGCCTGTCGACCGACGCCTTTTATCAGTTTGCAAACGACGTCGTTAAGTGGCGGATAATGTGGGGCGCGCATTCGATCGTCGCCGGCGGCAAGAAAAACAAAAAGGAACGGCGCGGATGATGCGGCGCGAGTCCTGGCGGACCGATTTCTACGAGGCGATCGAGCGGCACCGTCCGCACGTTTTCGAGTGGGGCGCGCATGATTGCGCGATCCTTACCGCCGACGCGATCGAGGCGGTAATCGGCGAGGATCTCGCGCGGACGTTCCGAGGCCGATACAGCAAACGCGACGAGACGCCGGAGCTCCTCCGCTCGCATGGTTACGAGTCGCCGGTCGAGATCCTCGTCTCGCGCTTTGACGAGATTCACCCGAGCGCGGCGATCGTCGGCGACGTCGCGATCGTCCCGACGCGATGGGGGCCGGCAACGGCGCCAGTCGTCGGCGCCGAGCTCGCCGTTTACGCTCCCGGCGGACCGCTCGGCCTGGCGCCGATCGAGGAGGCCGTTCGCGCCTTCCGTATCGAGATAAGGGAGGGCCGATAATGCCTCCGGTCGGCGCCGCCGTTGCGGGCCTCCTCGGTATCGGCGGCGCGATCTCGTTCGCCGGGATCGGGACGGCGCTCGTCAAGGTCGCGGCGGGCATGGGGCTTACTTACATCACGCGAGCGCTCGCCGGATCTCCCGACGAGCTCCTCGGCGGCGACCAGGCGACGCCGGGAGGAGTGCAAGCGACGATCGTCTCGGGCGACAGTAACGCTCGGTCATTCCTGGTCGGCAAATTCGCGACCGCCGGCCTCGGCGTCTTTCTCCGACCGTGGGGCGAGACGAATAAATATCCGCACGCTTACCTAGTTCAAATCGTCCGGATCTCCGATCTCCCGATCGACAACATTCGTCAAATATTAGTCGACGGAGTCCATTGCACCTATCCGAACGGCGCCGCCGGATCGAGGGGCTACGCCGTCCCGGAGTTTCGGAAAGACGGTAAGGATTATCTTTGGATCAAGATCTACAAGGGGACGCAAAGCGGCGCCGACGATTATCTCGTCGACAAGTTTAAGCTCGGCGGTCGCGACTGGACGACGGCGCATGTCGGACGAGGCGTCGCTTATGCCATTGTGACGAGCCGCTATAACGAGAAACTTTTCGACGGGCGTCCCGAGTGTCTTTTCGTTTGTGACGGACTCCGCCTTTACGATCCGACGCAAGACTCCTCGGTCGGCGGCGTCGGTCTACAGCGTTGGGCCGATCCCGCGACTTATGCGTGGTCGTCGAATCCCGCCGTTATCATTTACAATATTATGAGGGGGATCCGCGAGCCGTGGTTATCGCCGACCGGACCAGGCGGCGCGATGCAGTACCAATGGGTCTATGGACTCCAGACCGTCGCCGCCTCGCAGCTCCCGTTGTCCGCATGGATGGCGGCGATCAACGAATGCGATCTCGTCGTTACCAATAGGAACGGATCGAAGAACGAGCAATTTCGCGCAGGCGCCGAGATCTCTTTCGACACCGAGGCCGGCGCCGAGATCGAGGAATTTTTAAAATCCTGCAACGGTCGCCTCGCCGACTGCGGCGGCGTCTATAAGATCAAGGTCGGCGCGAGCGTCTCGAGCGGGGCGCCGGTTTTCTCTTTCACCGATAGCAATCTCGTCCTCACCGACGAGCACTCGTTCTCGATGTTCCCGACGCTCGACGACGTCGTTAACGGCGTCGACGCGACTTTTATAGCGCCTGGCGACGCTTGGCAGGAAAAGGCGCTCCCGCCGAAGCGGGTCGAAAAATATATCGCCGAGGACGATCGCCGGTACAATATCGCCGACGTGACATACGCTCACGTTTGGGACTCGAGCCAGGCGCAACGCCTATCGAAAGCGATCCTTAACGAGTCCCGCCGGTTCCGGCGTCACGTCCTCGTCCTCCCGCCGGAGGCCTATATCCTCGAGCCGCTCGACTTCGTGCGATGGACGAGCTCGCGCAATGGATACGTCAACAAAATTTTCCGCGTCGAGTCCGTCTCGGATCTATCGAACGGCGACCAGGTAATCGGGATTCAAGAGGTCGATCCGACCGATTACGACTGGTCGGCGGTCGAGGAGATCATAGTCCCGGACGGTCAACAGGTAATCGAGCGACCGCCGGCGCAAGCGCTCGCAAGTTTCACGGTCGCGGCGGCGACGTCGGTCGGCGGCGACGGGCGATCGATCGCGGTAATCCGGACCGCCTGGAACGGCGCCGATCTCGACGACGTCGATCGGGTCAAGTTTGAAGTAACGAATGCCGCCGGGACCGCCGTCGTCGCGCGGGCCGAGATGCTAACGCCTGGCGCCGGGACGTTCGACATTGCAGCCGGGATCAACGGCGCGACCGCGTACAAGGTCCGGGCGATCCTCGCCGACGCTCAATCACACCGAGATTTTTCCTGGACTCCTTATCTCTCGGTCACGACGACAAACACGAAAATTGTCTCTAACGAAATGGCGACGAGCCTAATCAATCTCATTAACGCCGGCTCGGCCTCGGGCAAGGTATTAACCGGGCAAGTCCTCCCGACGCCGGCGGGATTCCAATCTCTCTATCGGATCACAGTTTACGGGACGGGGCCGACGCCGGTCGCCTCGGGGCTTTATGCTTATGTGACGTCGACCGGCGTTCCGGGGATCATTCTCGACGCGGCGAATTTTGCGGTCGGTCCGTTCTCGAGCGTCCCGGGCGACGTCGCGACAAAGACGAAAGTTTTCCCGTTTGTGATCGGCTCGGACGGGATCGTCCGCCTCAAGCGGGGCTTTATCGAAAAACTGCAAAGCAATCAGATCGACGCCGGCGCGATCGAGGCGGTCAATCTCTATAGCGACACGATCGAGGCGAAGAAAATCAAGGTCGAGCATATCAAAGGCGGCGAGATCTCGACGCGATGGTACAGCGGAGTCTCGGACGGCAAGGCCTCGGTAACGGTCAAGAAGAAGGGCGCGATCCTCCTCGTCGGGACGTTTCAATATAAGATCGATAAGGAGGAGGCGGCGAAGGTCGCGATTTGCAAGGCGGGATCTAACTCTCCGATCTCCGACGCGAATTGGAAAATGGATCCCGGCGACGACATGTCCGGCGCCGGACAGGTCGTTACGATTATCGACCAGACCAACAACGACACAACTTACGAGATCCGCCGGATCGAAGGCGACGGCGCGATTAACCGATTCAAATTAGTAGCGATGCGGGTCGCACCATGAGGGGGACCGCGATGATCGAGATCGAGACGGATCCCGGCGCCGGTAAGGCCGAGACGGCGGCGCTCGCCGATCGGATCGCGACGGGGATCGCGACGGCAAAGAGACTTCGCCGCTCGGCAAATGCGAATCTCGACACTATGCAGCTTGTGCGGGGCGCGCCGGATCGCCGACTAAAGGGGATCGAGGAATGATCGAGCTCGTATGGACGGCGGCGACCGCCGAGACGGATCCCGGCGCCGGCAAGATCAATTACAACGCGGCGACGCCGGAGCTCGCGACGCGCCTCGTCGTCTCGGGCGTCGATCGCTTTGGGCGCGATATCCTCCCGTGGCTCGACGCGCTCGACGACTCGACTAATCCGACCGTCAAGGGATCGTTCCGCCTCGAGACGAGCGACGGTCCGACAGATTGGGTCGAGTTCGCGCTCGCTAAAGTTTGGCCTGGCGCCGGCGGAGCTCACAGACTCCTCGACGTCGCTTTCGTGGCAAAGGGCGGCGCGCTCGTTCCGAGCGACCAGGTCGGCGTGAGCTCCTCGAGGGCCGGCGACCAGGGCGGACAAGGCGAGCCAGGCAACGACGGATTACCGGGCGTCGAGGGACCGCAGGGGATCCCGGGCGAGCCTGGCGAGGACGGCGCCGACGGTCCCGAGGGTCCGCAGGGATCGCAGGGAGTGCCAGGCGAGCAAGGTCCGCCAGGCCTCGACGGCGCGCCAGGCCTGAAAGGCGATATCGGCGACACAGGCGAGCAAGGCGATCCGGGACCGAAAGGCGACGCCGGCGCGCCAGGCGCTCCCGGAGCTCCCGGCGTTAACGGCGGTCCCGGCGTCGAGGGTCCGCCAGGCGCGACCGGACCGCAGGGGATCCAAGGCGATCCCGGACCGATCGGTCCCGAGGGATTATCCGGACCGAACGGACTCCTCGAGCTCGTATGGTTGGACACGATCGGCGAGACGGATCCCGGCTCGGGAAACGTCAAGTTCGACTCGCCGGAATGGCCGAGCGTCACTCGGATATCCGTCTCGACCGCCGACCGTTTCGGGAACAATATCGCGGCGTGGCTCGACGCGCTCGACGCCTCGACCAATCCCGGGATTAAGGCGACGGTCCGCCTCGAGGAGATCGGCGATCCCGCATCATGGGCCGAGTTCTCGCTCGCCGCCGTCCTCCCGGGCAGCGGGAGTCACCGAGTGCTCGACGTTCTATTCGTCGCGCAAGGGCACTCTTTCGGCGGCGGCGACTTCGTCGGGATAGGCGCCTCCCGCGTCGGCGACCAGGGAACGGACGGCGTCGACGGCGTCGACGGCGCGCCAGGCACGGACGGCGACGACGGGATTATTACCGCGCTTCAATTCCACTATTTCGGCGAGACGGCGGACGCCGATCCCGGGAGCGGGAATTTCCGGTTCAATAACGCGGCGATCGCCTCGGCCTCGTTTCTCTATATCGATCTCAACGACCGTTTCGGGAACAACGTTACGGCGTGGATTCAGACATGGGACGACTCCGAGAATCCGGTTTACCGATCGGTCCTCGAGTTCGTCGCGCTCCTCGATCAATCGATTTGGATCCGCGCAAAGGTAATCGGTCCGGTCGAGCTCGTCGTCGGCGGATACTGCAAGGTTCCGATTGAGATCCTCGGGACGTCGACCGTCCTCCCGGCGGTCGGCGCGATTATGGGCGTCGAGAATGTTATCGCCGGCAATCCCGGTCTAACCGGACCGACAGGCGAGACGGGGGCGCCTGGCGCGACCGGACCGCAGGGTCCGCCGGTCGATCCCGACGCCTTCCATGGGACGTCGTCGACGCTCGCAACGATCGGGATCGGGATCGTCGATCTCGTAACGCAGCTCGACCGCGTATGGCAAACCGGACAGCGGGTCCGCGCGGCGTCGCGCGACGCCTCCCGCGTCCTCGAGGGGCCGATCTCCGAATATCATAGGGATACCGGCGCGCTCTCGATCTCGGTCGATCTCGCTAAAGGGACGGGCGGACATAACGAGTGGTTTATCGCGATCGCCGGCGAGAAAGGCGAGCAAGGGGTTCAAGGACAGGTCGGGCCGGAGGGGCCGATCGGCGCGGGCATGGCATACAACGCGAGCGGCACTCTCGCCGAGCGCGCCGCGTATGACACACAGCCGCGCGGATTCGCCTATCTCCGGACGGATATAATTCCGTTTGAGCTATTCGTTAAAGGGTCGAGCGCTCCCGCCGATTGGGACGGGCCG